ACTGCGGCGTTACTATTGGCAATGCTAGCACGGCTAACCTGTACATGGCTTCAGTCAACACTGGAACTTCAGCGGTTCAGACTTCTCCAGCTACCATTGCAGCGGCAACTTCAGGTCTTTACGACAACATTGGCACAACAGACGCAATTATCTACGGCACATTTACCGCAGCTACTGCTGACGCTACTGCTGGTACGATTACGGTTACTGTTGAGTACATCGTTCGTGACTCAGACGGTTCTGCTAACCCCAGCCAAGTTTAATTAGTCTAGGGGGCTTCGGCCCCTATTTTTAAGGGGATTAATTATGGCTAATATTGGAATCTGGCGTTCTATATCTCAAGTGGGTGCATACGAGCCGTTTGAGTTGCAAGTGGCGCGTGGGCAAATTCAAGGCCACTCAGTTGTTACGGTGTCCGGTTACAACTCCGATGTTGATACTGCGTGGGAGATGATTACTCCAGTTGGTGACTTGTCTTATGCCGCCGCCGCCTTGCAAATGACTGTAAGTTCTTCTAGCGCAAGCGATACTTCGGCCGGTACTGGCGCACGAACGGTGTTGATTACAGGTTTGGATGCCAACTATGCAGTCATTAGTGAGAGCGTGACCATGAATGGTCAGACCGCTGTGACAACTACAAATTCATTCTTGCGCATCAACAGCATGTTGGTGACGACCGCAGGTACTGGATTGGCAAATGCAGGAACTATTTACATTGGTTCTGGCGTTGTAACTTCTGGCGTACCAGCAACCATCTATAACGTAATTTCTGTAGGCTATAACAATGCAACATCAAGCCAATACACAATACCCGCTGGCTACACAGGCTACTTAACAATTGCTCGAATTGGTCTGGCGCAGGATACCGGAACCAGCTTAATTACTGCAAGAACTCGTTTTGTTGGGACAAATGGAATTGCCATCACTGGCCCGTTAATTGTTACCAATAACAATATTTCAACGCAACCATTTCCCTACCCTATCTCAATTGCTGAAAAGACTCGCATTCAAGGCGAGGCAATTGGTGGCGCGGCAAACAATGAAGCGGCTGGTTTTTTTGAGTTGGTTCTCATCCAAAACTACATGCAGTATCCTTAAAATGGCTGAAACAAAACAGGCAACATTGACGGGACGCAAGCTGTTCATAGGCATTCCTGCTTATGACGGCAAGTTGAATATCAAGACCGCATTTGCTCTGGCGCAGTTAATGCCCAAGGCGATGAGTCTTGGTGTGTCTGTCACGTTGTCTGATTTATCCAACTGCTCCATCATTACGATGGCACGAAATGCGTTGGTGCACGAATTCTTAAAAACAGACTGCACAGAGCTTTTGTTTATTGATGCTGATGTGGTTGTCAACCCTGATGACATCTTACGATTGATGGCTCAAAGTGGCGGCATGGATGTAACCGCTGGGGCGTACCCACGTAGAGCTAAGGATGCTAAATTCTTTGCTGATGTGTATTACGACGAAAAAGGCGACCTTGAGTTCCGAGGCTCTTTGATGCGTTTAAAGCGTGCTCCTACAGGGTTCATGCTGATCCAGCGTCATGTCATTGAGCAGATGGTGTTTAATCATCCAGAATGGACTTACGAAAAATCCCCAACAGAAAAAATGTCAGCGGTGTTTGACTTTGCTATCCGTGATGGCAAGTATGTTGGTGAAGATTATTTGTTCTGTGATCGTGCAACCGAGATGGGTTTTACAGTCTACCTAGACGTAGACATTAGCCTTCCGCACGTTGGCCAAGAAACGTTTGATCGTAACTTCCGCGAGGAGGTTGTGATGCCTTTGTTGGAAAACATTCATCACTCTAAACTGAAAGTCGTAAATGGCTGAGACTCGCACGCCTACGCGTTCGTACAAGCTCCCAGAGTGGCTCGGGATATGCACTACATGCGGTCGCGATAAAGAACAAACAAGTTTTGGTGCGGGCCGTGCCGGTGAGTGCAATACGTGCGCTAAACTGCGATGGAACGCCAACAATCAGGTTAAGGTTCGGGCACAACGCTTGCATGGAAACGCACAAAAACGTTCAAAAGCAAACGGTTGGCCAGTCCCAGATTTTGATTCGTTGTGGGTTGAAGATAAGATTATTGCCGGTGTATGTGAAGCTACGGGTATACGATTTGATTTAACATCAAAAACTTCAGATTCAGTCCATGCAAAAAATCCTTGGGTTCCTTCATTGGATCGAATTGATAGTTCCAAACCTTATGTAAAAGATAATGTGCAACTTGTTGTTTTTATGTATAACGTATGTAAAGCAGAATTTGCACATAAAGATGTCATAACATTTTGTAAAGCTGTTGCGGCAATGGAGATGGAAATTGGCTAAATTCAAGACAGAAGCATGGCAGAGATCCGAGGGGAAGAACAAGAACGGTGGTTTAAACGCCAAAGGCCGAGCCTCTGCCAAAGCGCAAGGCATGAATTTGAAACCGCCCCAGCCAGAAGGCGGCTCCCGGCGCGACTCTTTCTGTGCGAGGATGAGCGGGATGAAAAAGAAGCTAACTTCTGCCAAGACCGCCAACGATCCAAATTCACGCATCAACAAAGCTCTTAGAGCATGGAACTGCTGATATGACTACAAACGCAGATACAGTTAAAAGCACGCTGGATATTATTTCGGTGTTTGCAACCATAGGATCATTCTTGGAAATGTTTACCCCAGTATTTGGTCTTATTGGCGCAGTCTGGACTTTGATGCGGATCGCCGAAATGATTGCGGGTAAACCTTTTTCTGAAATAATTCGGAGGAAAAAAGATGCCGAGTAGTTCTAAAAAACAACACAATTTCATGGAAGCGATAGCACATTCGCCATCGTTTGCTAAGAAAGTAGGAGTGCCCATGTCAGTGGGTAAAGACTTTTCATCGGCTGATAAAGGCCGTAAATTTGCAAAAGGTGGCGCTATGAAACATGAAGACGTAAAAATGGATAAGGCCATGATGCAAAAGGCCGTGAACAAACACGAAAGCCGCCTGCACAAAGGCCAGCCCATGACCAAGTTAGCAAAGGGTGGTTACACCCGTGCAGCAGACGGATGTGCTACTCAGGGTAAAACCAAGGGCACAATGATTACCATGAACAAGGGCGGATACGCCTGCTAAGGAGCGGATATGGCTATGAAAAAACCGATGAAACGTGCAAAACGCTATGATGATGGTGGTTTTGTTGATGAAGCTACGGCCAAACAGCGTGGTTTAGACATGTCAAACAAAGAAGCTCCTGTTGGCTTCTTTGAGCGTATGCGAATGGGTAACATTGATCAGCCCGGCACAGAAGCATATAACCGTTTTGGTGCTGGCCGTGCATACGCTAAAAATATGGATGACGAGAACGAGGCTATGCGTGCTGCAAATCGCACTCCTTCAGCCCCTGCCGCCCCTGCGCCATCTGCACGTCCTTTGTCTGATGCAATGTATTCAGACTATGGCTCTAACACTGGTATGGGCGCTGCTGGTACAAGCGAGACAGTTAAGCCAACACGTCCCGCAGTCACAGCAAAACCGCCAGCCCAGCCATCTGCCAAGCCACCTGCTCCAATGAAAACAGTTGGCACTGGCAATCAACGTGGCCCAACGGCTGAAGAGTTGGCCGCTTACGCCGCAGAAAAAAACAAAAAGCCTTCTGCTGCTGCAAAAATGGATGTGCCGGGCATGAAGGAAAAAGCTAAAGACGCTTTGGACGCAGACCCAACCGCTTTGTTGGGTGCTGCTGGCGCTGCTGGTGCTGGGTATGGCTTGTACAGGCTGGCCAAAAATATGTTGGGTGGCACAAAAGCCGGTAAGGTTGCTGCTCCCTTCTTGAAAGAGATTGGCACTAATCCAGCTAGTAAACGTCTTGAAGGCCCACGCAAATTACTGGAAGGCCCACGCTCAGCTACCAAAGCATCTGAGGTAACAGACGTAGTGCCTAAGTCTGCACCATCACGTAGTCTGACCGGCCCAGCCAGAGAAGATGCAAGAGCTAATGAAGCCCGCGAAAAATTAATGAAGTCTGACTTTGTTAAGAAACCCAAGAAGCCATTGGATGAGTCTGACACCACAGGCGGTGCAATTGGCTACAAACGCGGTGGCAAAACTAAGAAGTATGCCTCCGGTGGAATGGTTTCATCTGCGTCTAAACGTGCTGATGGTATTGCCTCTAAAGGCAAAACCCGTTGCAAAATTTGCTAAGGAAACGTCATGAAAAAATATGCTGAGGGCGGTATTTACACAGCAGAAATGGGACAGCCACCTATGGATCCAGAAGGTGCTCCTTCTGTCAAAAAACCTGCTCCAAAAACTCCTGCTCCAAAAGACACGGTGTTTCGTGAAGGAATGCCTGTACCTCAGGATATTGATGGTAAGTCTGCTCCTCGCAAAAAGAAGATGGCCAATGGTGGCTATGTTCGTGCCGCCGATGGCGTTGCTCAACGGGGCAAGACCCGTGGAAAGATGTGTTAAATCATGATTGCAAGCCGTGGAATGGGAGCTATGCTCCCCAGCAAAATGCCAAAGGGTGTGCGTAAAGCACGCCGTGACGATACTGACTTTACTCAGTACGCTGAAGGCGGCGAAGTGGAAGAGGAACAGTTACCTAGTGATGTTAAATTTAACGTACAACGTCCACGTTTAAACCTTAAACAAAAAGAGCTGTCGGGTCGATTAACTGCTGATACGCAACTTGGTGCTAACACCTCTTTGCAAGGCTATTTGGATGGCGGTATTAACAAGCGTGGCCCAAATGTTAAAGGGTTTGGTGTTAACCTGACTCATCGATTTGCCAAAGGCGGTGAAGTCTGGGATAAGCCAAGGCCTGAAGGTTTAGCTAAACCTAAGAAATTAGCGCCCGCAAAAAAAGCAAAAGCCAAGGCTATGGCTAAAGCCGCAGGCCGACCATACCCAAATTTAGTTGATAACATGAGAGCGGCCAAGAAATGACCACTACCGGCTCCACCCTCTTTAATCTTGACTTCACGGAAATTGCCGAGGAAGCATGGGAGCGTGCGGGCAGGGAGATGCGTTCAGGATATGACTTGCGTACAGCACGCAGATCAATGAACCTGATGACCATTGAATGGCAGAACCGTGGTATCAACATGTGGACAATGGAGCAAGGGTTCATTAACCTGACCCCCGGCCTGTCAACGTATGCCTTGCCTACAGACACAATTGATTTGTTAGAACAGGTTATCCGTACAGGCCAAAACTCAGCATCGACACAAGCCGACCTCACAATCACCCGTATTAGTGTTTCTACTTATGCGACTATCCCGAACAAACTTCAACAAGCCCGTCCAATTCAAGTCTGGGTTCAGCGCCTGTCTGGAGAAGTTAACCCAACAGATGCGGTCTTGGTTGGAGCCATCACCTCCACGGACACAACGATCACGCTTAACACGGTGGTTGGATTAGCAGGATCTGGCTTTTTACGTTTAAACAGTGAAGATATTTATTACACCTACATATCAGGGAATACCCTTGGTGGTGTATTCCGTGGACAGAACAATACAACCGCAGCTTCTCAAGCGGATGGCACTGCGGTGTTCATTCCTCAGCTTCCTGCGGTTACTGTCTGGCCTACACCTGATAACAGCACTCCATACCAGTTTGTTTACTGGAGACTGCGCCGAGTTCAAGACGCTGGCGCTGGTGTAGAAACAGCCGACATGAATTTTCGCTTCCTGCCCTGCCTTGTGGCTGGTCTGGCGTACCACATTGCCATGAAAGTTCCTGAGTTAATGCCTCGCCTTGAGATGCTCAAAGCTGCATACAACGAGCAGTTTGATCTAGCAGCCGGTGAAGACAGGGAGAAGGCGGCGGTTCGTTTTGTGCCCCGTCAGATGTTCATTGGTGGGAGTATGTAATGGGTAACCGATTTGCATCCGGCAAGATAGCGATTGCTGAGTGT